AGATTCCTCTACGTCTCGTGGGCTCGGAGATGTGTATAAGAGACAGCTCCAAGCCTCGAGGGGAAACATTAAAACCGTCTTCGTTGCTTCCTTGCGGAACAACACGGCCACCTAACTCGTTCGTGAAGTAATAAGTAAATTTATTTTGGGCGCTAAGGTCTTTCTGCGCTGCAGGGAAGGCTTTTGAGTAATTCAGATATCCTGCCCATTCCCATGCGTGGGCAAATAACCTCAGCATTGACGGGCGGCGGAATTCTACGGCCCAGTTGCCTAAACCTGTTGCCGCTCCACCGCTTGGCGCAGTCGGGAAGTCCGCTGCATCTGCAGGATCAAGAACTCTATTTCCGGCAGTTTGTGGAACTAAAGCATCATGCGCCGCAGCATTTGAGAATCCCAGAGCACGCAAGAACTCATACGTTCCTTGGTAGTCAGTAGAAGCGCGGTATGCGTTTTGAGCTGCTCCCGCTGTTGTCCAAATAGTTGTCCAGTTAATGCCCAACGTGGTGCTGTTGGGGTTTGTGTCTGTGTCGCTGTCAATAGTAATGAGTTGGCCTTCAGCGTCAATGCGATCCTCAACATTGAAAGCTGATGGCATGTGAACGTAAATTTCGTTCCAGATGCTGGGGTCTGGCGCGGCACTAGCGGTTGTAACGCTTCTTGATGCTTGATAATGCTTGTTGTTGTACTTGACAACCGTGCCGACGTTGTAATAGGTGCTGTTTGTGTACGTGTTGCTGTACGCTCCACGCCGCACTGTTACTTCTGCTGTTGATGCAACGCCGCCACCAGTAGCAAGTCCGGTGCCAGTATTGCTAACAATGAGGATTTGATTCTCAGAATCCAACAAACTAGAAATACTGCCGCCTGTTCTTCCGGGGTCAGTTTGCAGAATAAAGTTGCGCTGTGGCAACCGTGCTGTTGCCGTGTTGTTTAAATACAGTGAAACGCGGCGTTCCTCACTCGTGCGGGTGTCAACAACTCGGCGGATGTAAACACGCTTTCCAAGCAGCAGATTGTTGCCATTTGGGTCAGTAGTAGATTCGGTTCCTGAAATTGCCCCACCAATGTTGATGGTGTTGGTTGCGCTGCTGCTCCAAGCTGCGGCATCTAGCGTTGCGTACCAGGGATCTCCTGTGGGGTTTTCGACCCAGATGTACGTGCTAGCTGCCAGCGTGTAATTAGAGCTGTATAAAATTTGCGGAATTGTGCTGCTCTCTGACGTGGTCGCTAAACCTGTATTCAGGGTGATGGCACTTGCGGTTGCTGACGCAATCGTTCCAAGGTAGATGTAACGGATGTTGCCCGTTTTCTCTGACAGGTTAAGTGGGACTTTTAATGAATCGACTGTCCAGTTTAAGTCGGACGGGAAAGCATAGGTTTTGTAGCCTTTACTAATTGCAGCGCAACCGCCAAAGTTGCTGTTGCTATTAGTGATCGAAATTTCGCCGCCTGTATCAGTAAAATGGTGGACGCCTTGACCGATTGCAAAGACGCTAACTTCTTGGATGACAGCGTTGTTGATCGCTGAAATGTGGCGGCTGCGTCGGTTGGGGTCCATCCTGATGTTGTCAGGATCGCCATTGATGTAATCGGTATAGCCTGCGCTTGCCGTGCTTGTGCTGATTGAAACCCAATTTGGAGATACATACTTCTCCCAGCAACGCATATCTTTTTGTAGTGATACGCCGGTAAAGTTGGCGCACACCATAGACTTCAGGCCCGTTACGCGGTTGCCGTCCATAAACGCACCACCGAGTCCATACATGGAACGGACGGATACGTTGAAAATATAAGGTGACGCTGAACCTGTAGTGTCCCAAGCTTCTGTTGGGTTTTGCGTTGAGTCAATCGGACCAACAATTTGATATTCCTTTAGCTCCGTAACAGTCAACGCTGCACTAAGGTCCGCGCCAGTTCCTACGGAACTCAGGCATTTGGCGTAGAACGCATCCAGATCGGCTTGGCTGCCGAATTGGAATGCATCCAGAAGGTGGTGGCTTTCTGTGTAGTCCTCCTTATCCATGGCCGTGAAGCCAAAGAAGTAGCCCGTTCCAGTGACTTTTAAAATTGCTGCGCGGTTGCTGTAGTCAGCTGCCTCGTCCGCAACGGCAGGAACATAGGTGGGACGTAAGGTGGTTTTTCTTAGGTCCGGTCCACATAACGAACAGCCTCTCGGAAGAAGGACACCGCCGCTTGTAGGGTTAAAGGCGATTAGCTCAGCAATGGTGGGGCTTTTGTCTGTTCCCCAGCTTGCTAATGAAGTGCTGCCACTGCCTGGGTCGTTGTGGACTGTATGGACACCCGGCGATAAAACAATACTGACAGTATCAAGAACTGATTTTGTGTCGAATGAAGAGTAAAAATTCTTAGATGTAATAATCGCTGCTTCAATAACAGCGCGGTTGATGGTTTTAAATGGGCGCTGCGGGCTGTAGCCGCACACCATACGCTGCTGCTCAAGACGCTTTACTTTTGCATCAAGCTTTTCTGCGTCAGTAGCACCAGCTGCTGCTTCGTATTCGTTAAACGAACCACCGATGAAGCGGTCATCACCTGTAAAAGGATTGACGTAAAGAGTAAAAGGGGCAGTTAAAGGGTCTGACGGTGCCGCGCTGCCTGCTACTACATTTGCGTTACCTGTAACCTGCTTGAATAAGTCAACAGCAGTTGCCAATTGCTCGCGCAATTGTGCTTGAGTAACATCAATGTGGTCAAGAGCGCCGGAGTTACCGGCTTGAATAAGCTGGGGCACGGCCTAACTGACCAACATATAAAATCAGTATAGCAATGCAGTTTGGCAGTTTAGGTTTGGCCCATACGCAAGGAGATGTCCCCAACCGTTACAAAATTTAATGACCCAGCAATAACTTCATCGGGGCGGGTGTTGATCGCCATTGATGTCACCATCAGTTGGGTTTCGTAGTACAAATCGCCCGGTAAGAGGCTTGCAGTTGCTGCCCGGTTTGTGATCATCCAAAATTCAGCGTCTGCTGTGCAGCCTTTTTCAGTCATCAACAGCAGGTTCATTAGAGCTGTTGGATCCTGTTCGTTAGCTGTATCTTTGCGGTCGATAATGAAATCAAGGCTTCCGCCTCCAGAAACCACACTCTTGACTGCATCGCCGAATTTTTCGCCAACTCCAGTTGTGTCAACTTCTGGTGCGTCCAAATTCAACGACCATTCGCGCAGCAGTGATTGGATGTACCAGTCATCTGTGGCAACAATTGCCTGAATTTGAAGGTCGCCGAAATCTACGTCGAACATGTCAACGCGGTCAGCCGTGTCTCCCAAGAGTGCTTGGGAACGGGATGTGTAAAAACTCAGCCGCCCCACCTGATCAAGGTAGGCGTAAAAGTCTTGTGTCGTCGTTAGACCTACGTCTGAACTGCGTATGTAAAACGTGTTTGAGTCTGTACCGGAGTAAAACGGATCTGTACTGCTTGTGATGTGGCTCCGGTTAGAGCCCAGCAAGTATGTACTGTCATAGTAAACACCATGACCATCTGGACAATCTGGCCCGGACAGACTTCCGTCAAGGTCAAACGGTAGTCCTTGGTTTGAACTAAGCCTTACCTTGTCGCCGCTCCAAAATGTCGTGCCAGCCGAAACCGTGTTAGTGGTCGCGTTAGCACTAGAAACACCCACAACAACAGGGTTGGGTGCTTGCCTTTTTAGTTTGAGCTTGCCGCCCGTGCCAAGAATTGCCATTAGAACCTATTACCGCTGACGGCTCCAGTTATTTGAAAATTGACGCTGCAGGCTGTTACTTCGCCGACTGAAACAGGAGTGCTTACCTGAGTAACAATCGCCGTGCAAGAAAAGTCGCCGCCGCTGCCGGAGGTAGTGTCCGCATCGAGAACGATGGTTGCGCTGCCTGTGCTGAAAATACTTTCCAAGAAAGCTACAGATGCAGGGTCCGTTGGGTCGTACAACAGAGTTGTAGATCCAGTCGCTCCACGCAAACCTTCAACATAGGTGCGGTCAGCGTCGCCTAAAACTGTGGTTTCTAGCGCATCCTTGGCAACGTCCAAATTGAAGCTACGGCACTTGCCCACAGCGGTGCCATTAAAACTGATGGACGCGCTGTTACCAGTTAGAACAGCCATGGAAAAGTAAACAGTACAACTACGTCATTCTAAGCTCTGCATTCAACGTCACAACAACGTTTGACCTACCGTTAATTACGCTCTGAACTGTAGGAGGTGTGCCGCCGGAAAAATGCCAAGTCAACCCTGCTCCTGTAGCACTTGTATTTAAATAAGTGGATAAAGTGGCGTCCGCTCCAGCAAACAAAACAACGGGCAGTGTTAGTTCGTCAATTGGCCCCTGTGCCGTTTCGTATGCCGAAAGAATACTAGATGTGTCTGTATCAGAGATGTTGTTAAACGTTAGTTCTAGAGAAGCGTTACCTGACCGTGAACCCCAAAGACGGCGGGACATTACTCCTGACTGACTAATTTTTTCCGTCGTTGGCCACCTAGGTGGCGTAAATCTGCGACCGGTGGGAGTAATGCTAGGGAAAGTGGTTGCCATGATTAGGTGATGTTCCAGGAACCGGCTGTGTCGAAGCCGTCAGCGACTTCCAAAACACCGCTGCTATTAACAGGCATGTGCATTGCTTCTATCGTAAACAACCCGTCGTCTCCTGACTTAATGCTTTCAATTTGATACACCCGGATCTGTGTACTTGCTTTTTTGACGGTAAAGACGATCCCTGTGGGTGTTGCCGTTTTTCCATTGCCGCTGACAACAAGTGTCGCGTCCGCTGGTGGTGTGCTCTCCGTACCATCCCATGCAACTACGTCGTAGCTTCCATTCGCCAGTGCTGTCGTACTTACTAACGCACCCTGTGATGTGACTGCGCCATTGTTGAACTCGTTGTATTCTGTTTCGTCCATTGCAACCTTGATGTAATCACCAGGGGCAATGTTGGACATCACGCCGTCATGTGTAGTCGAGAAACTTATGACATGCTGTGGTATGCGCCGCATACGAATAATGAATTTTGCTGCGTCAATTGCATGTTCCCTGCTTGTGCAGTAAGAACTCATGTCAATCTGCTCGATTGGATCTGTAGCTGATGCGCTTACTTCCCGCACCAGTACTTCACGCACCACGGGAAATAGTCCGGGGCTGGTTGGATCCGTAGTGGTGCGCTCTTCGCGGTAGCGGGCGCTTACTTGGATGGGGTCGCGGTCTTCTGGGTCAAAATACTGAAGCTTGAACGAGTCTTTTGCGATGTTGCCTGCTGTGAATAAAGCAGCAATTGGGACGGCAGTAAAAGATATTGCGGGGCGAAGAAAGTACTTGCCGTTTGATTCGCCAAATTGCAGCAGATGCGTAGCGGCTAAATCTGCTGACCACTGCCTGACGTTGACAGGTTCGGAAACAGCACCGTCGTAAAAGTATTTGCGGTCTTGGCACCATTGCGCCGCAGTCGCGAACTCGGTGGTGTCAATCATGTAGCTTTTAACGAACGACCCTGCACCAAAGCGGTCATTGGTCATTAGGTCGTACAAAATGTCTGGGAAAAGATGCGTGGCACCCGTTCCACCCAAAAGCCGGGTGCATTCACGGCCTCCCGTTACATAGGCAGAAAACTGGCTGAACTGCTGGAACTCGGCTGATGACCGGATATTGACGCCGACCAACGCAAGATTGTCATACAAAGGCGCGGTACTGTTCGGCACAATTTCATTGACATAAACAATGCTATGTTCAGGCCCAGAGTCCGCAGTGCTGCTGATCTCTGTATAGACAAAAGTCTCTGCCAGTTTGCCGTAGTCGTCGATGTATGAAGTAGTGTCTACAGCGGGCAATCCGTTGTAGTTTCTTGTAATAGTAGGGTCTTCCCCGTTTGTGTCTTCACTGTAAACATAGTTAGAACTTAAGGCAGAATCAGCGTTGCCAAAACTAATCCCAAAGTTGTTTGTATTAAGCGCAATACTTTCACCATTAAAAACAACAGTTGCCCCGCTTTCAGAAAGAGTGGTTCGACCTTTCTTAGGGTCAAGTACATACAGCCCGCTCCCGTATAGATTTTGGCGCACTTCAAATCCTGAAAGAGGCTCAAAAATAAATTGGCGAGCTTTAGTAGTACTAAATTCAAATCGAATGTAGTTAAATACCTGTTGTTGGGTTTCGCTTCTAACGCCGTAAGCATTGCTTAACGTCGTCCAACTGCTACTTGTAAGTTCTTTGTATTTGATTTTAAAAAATGAGTATCGCTGCACTGGTGCAGAAATAACTCCGCTTTGGTAAAAGTTATTAACTATGTCTTCAGGCGGATTGTTTTCAAAAGTTTGGCACCATTCGTTATCCGCGTATTCATACGTCTTTGTGTCTCTAAAATTGCACAGGTTGTTTACTCTTATTCCGAGGGTGGATTTTAATCCAATTTCAACTGCCCGGCATGGTCTGGACGTTGACACTGATCCCCGTGCGTAGCGCAGAAGGTGGCCGCCTGTTGTAGCTTTTTCTCTTACGCCTAAGTCGCCGCCTGGATCTTGAAGTCTCGACGAAGAGTAATTTTTAATAGACCCAGGCTCAACGACAGTGAAGCTAGCAACAACAGCTTGCCCCCCAGTACCGCCTAATTCAGCTTGTGAAACGAACTCCTCTGAAGTGCGGCCCGTGCAAACACATAAAGCCGTTCCAATCTTGTATAGCTCGCCTACTACCAAGCGGTCATCCCAAGTCTTCTGTAACGAAGCGACGGCAGATGCTACGTCTTTTGCCTCAGCGTCATCATCAGAGTTTCCATAAGCACTAAAAACCGTGTTCCAGTCACTTCCATTGTCGAGCCTATAACTGACGGTATCTCCAACAACAACTGAAGTTGCAGTTCCAGGGCTTGTCCCTGCGGTGGAATTTATCTGATTAACGCCGCTAAATGTTGAAAAATTAGCTCTATACTTATCCCGTTTGTTCATTTTTGGTGCGTCTACTGGACAATCAACAGTCACTTGATCTCCACCACCTGGGCCTGTCTGGCTTCTTACGCCTGGGCTAATTATCGGATTGACCTTATACATCAAGTCATTACCAATTGGTGCATAGACACCAAAAGTCGTCTGTGTACTTGGCCGGTTAGACGAACAAAAATCTGTTTGTTCTGCTCCGTTCCAGTACACCTGAAATACATCTGCGCTACTTGAACTGCCGTCATCGTTAGCATTTGACCGGCCCGCTATTCTGTCAGTTCCAGCAATACGGCCTGTGTCTTTGCTGAGGTAAAGCGTTACCCGTGATGCCGCTTCAGTAGCAGCGTTGCTGTCAAAAATATACCCCTGTAGTGTGCTGCTACCAACTGCAAAATTATTCGGGTCAACACTGCTAATAGGGCCTTCACCGAGTAAAAATACTCCGCGTATCATCTGGCCGCCGCCTAAGCTCAGAATTTGGTTCCAAACCATTGGCATATTGACCCTAAGGCCGCCGTAATCTGTGCCAGATATGGTTTCTTTGCGTGCATAAATAATCGGGATAATGCTGCCTATGGTTGCAATATCTTGCTGCGAATCAAAGCCATACCTTGGCGCAAACCGACTGTTGCGGATTACTGTGCTGCCTTCCTCTTCGCGCTGAGTTGGTTGGCCTTGCTCTCCTGGGGCCTTTGGTGCAGAAGGCTTTAGTAGTACAGAAACTGCAATGGTGCCTAAACCAATTACAAGATTAATAATTGCTATCGTTAGAGCAGCTTCGCTTCCACCTATCACAGCTGGTTGTGGACCTTCCGCTGCGCGTTTCCGTGCCTCAATTTGGAAATGCCTGTATTGCTCTTCTGTAAGACCCAGAATCTGAGCTATATAACGATCAGATGGCAGCATTATTCAAACCTCCGGTATTCCATTTTTTTACATCGTTCCACTGGAATCCATCGAACACCTTTTCGTCTGTTGACATGTAACAGACCCCCGTCCACGACAACGCCAATACCGATATGATCTGCAGCTCGGAACATTGTCACAGCGTATTCTTCCGGTGCGCTTAAGGACATTGTAAGTCCTCGGTACAGCATCGTTAAAGCTTCGTAGTCACCCCGTTCTGCCATACTCAACCACTCCGCATCCAGCGCAGGATGTGGTACACCTGCAGCGTCTAAAACGTTCCAGGTCATAATCAGGCAGTCAGCGCCTTGGCCGTTATTAGGGTCAGCTCGGAACTTATGGGGAAGCCCAATCCAGCGGTGCCACATCAGCCGACAACCAGTGCGCCGCTGGTTGGTAATTCTCCAACTAATGTAGTGCTTAAAGTTCGACGGGGTATTTGAGCTTTTACGGCGTCAAGGGGCGATGTCAGACGCATAGTTACTGTTGTTGTGTCCATCTCATAAGAAGCGATGCGCCATATTTCGGTTGAAATTAACGCCTCGTCTGCAAACGTCAACGGGTCAAGGCTGACAGTTTTTATCTCCAACATATAGCGGTTCTGCACTGCTTCCGCAAACAGATTGACCGAAAGGGCGTCCGTTCCAGCGACAAGGGCAGCATTGGAACGTTCGCCGCCGCGAGCACCGCCGCCGGATGAAACGGCAAATGGCGCAAAGCTATATGTCGTCCCGCTATACGTTCGTGTTTGGTTGACGCTGAAATTTTGGTACGGCGTTCCTGTGTAAACGTCCGCCTGCGTCTTAAAGCGAACGTAATTTACAAATGCATATGCGCTCATAACCCAACACGCTTCCTAGTTTGTACGCTGTTCTGCAACGCTTGTAATGCTAATGCTCGACCACGTTCAGCAGCTTGGCTGACACCTGCGCGGTGCTGCTCGGCAGTTACATATTCCACGTTATTGATCACTTGAGATTCGTACCGCACATCAATTGGTTTGATGCCGCCGCTTGCAGTGTTCTCCATGGCACGTTCAACACTCCGCTCTTTGTTGACACTGGATACAGACTCCAGCATCTGGCGCGTTTGGTTTATTGCCGTGATCCTGTCAACTGTGCTGCGGGACTCGCCAAACGTAGAGCTGCTGCTCACGTTGTTTACTGTGTTCGTGCCAGCAGATCCAAGGTTGTTGGCTACTTTTTCGATGTAGTCGCGGGATGTTTTGAGCTCGGAGGAGTCTGTGTTTTGCTCGTCCCCAGACTGGGTAAGCGCATCCCGTGCAGCTGATACTGCTTCCGCTTGGGCAGTTTGTTGCGCAGCAGCAATGATTTTTTCTACCGTGCTGTCCCCGCCAAGGCGTTCTTTTAAATTGTTTGTTGTAGACGATCCAAAGGTAGAAATTGTCTCTCCGTTGCCGCCGGATGTAGCGCCGAGTTCTTTGACGAGCTTGTTGACACCTGCAGTTTCGCGCTCTTTGGAGATTCTGCTGATGCTTTCGATTGCGCTGCGGGAATCGCGCAGAACTTCACTTAGCCGACTTGGCTTTTGGGTTGTTCCAAGCTTTTCAATTGTTTCTTCTTCCTCTGCAGTAAAGCCGTTGCCGGTAGCGAGTGCATCGCGGGCTGCCTCAAACTGGTCGTTGTTGCTAATGGAACCGCTCGCTCCAGGGATGAAGAGTTCTGGTCCTTCTTCGCCAACGATGTAGGGCGTGTTTGAACTGACTGGGCCGCCGTTTGCACGAAGACCTCCTCTTGAAGCTATATCTGCAAAAATATCACCACCGCCCGGCCCAGGCCCGGCAGGCGCTGCGGCGCCAAAGGCGCTTCCAAGTATGTTTAGCGTCTTCATGATTAACGCCTTGGCAATCATCTGCGTTGCCATATCGAGGAAGGCTTTACCGATATTTGCGAACATGTCGCTAAAGGCTTCCTCTACCGAACCAGTGCCTGTAATAACTGACTGCACAGCAGATGACATTGCAGTAGCAGCTTCGTCTGCGATAAAGCCGTACTTCTCCATTAGCTGGTTCTGGCGCAATTCCGCCTGCTCTACTTGATCTAAAACTGGCAAAAGCTCTTCAAGTTTTTGTCTACGTTCTTCTAAACCCTTTATGTTGTCCGCAATAATTTCATTACTGGGATCTGCTTCTAGTTTTTTATTCAAAATACTTACTTGAGTATCTATGTCTCTGTATACGTCTTCTGTTCGACGAAGTTGTTCGATTCTAAGATTTAACATGTCTGAATCGTCGCCTCCAAATGGCGAAACAATCCTGCGTTCCACGTCCGCAATATTGCGTGTAAAGCCCCGCTCAATATCGGCAGTTTCTTCTGCTTGCTGTAAGGCGTTAATTTCTTTTTGTACTCTAAGTTGCTCTTTTTGCTGTCGTACTTGTTGTAATTGAGTAAAGTATATGCGTTCAATAGTGTCGTATTGCGTGTTATACGTGTTAAACAAATGCTCTGCTTCTTTCTGAGATTTTGCTTGTGAAGCTCGCTGTTTATACTGAATATCTAATATCCGTGTTTTGAGTCTAACTTCGTATTCAAGAGCCTTTTCGCTTTCTTCCAGAAAAGCCTTTTCTCCTTCAAACACGCGGGTGCTTTGTAATCCAGCCCTACTGCCTGCAATCAAGGATTGCATACTTCCTACTTGAGCTGAACTAATACCTTTACTTTGAGCTTCTAGTTCACGCTGGAGTCTTTTTGCTTCTGCTTCTGCTCTTTTTGCTGCAGCTTCCGCAGCTTTACGTTTTCGCTCCTCAGCGTCAGCACGCTTATTTGTTAAGTTAAGTAAGTCTGTATCAAATTGAAGTTGTCTGGCGCTTAAACGATTCTGCAGCGATTTTTCTTTGGTTACGTCGTTTTCCGCTTCTTTACGGAGTGCTAGTTTGTCTGCAATTAATTTTTGTGCTAGGTTTTCAGCATTAGCCGCAAACACATTATCCTTTAATAAGTCATTCGCACCTTGAGCTATTACGAGATTTCTTTCTGCTGTTTCTAATTCAAGTTTAGACCCATCAGCAATAGCTATTTTATTAGCTAAGTCTTCGTCACGCAACGCATTTAACTCTTTTTGACGTTCAATTATTTGGTTTTGTAACCTTAATACTTTTTCTAAGTTTTGGGTAGAATTTGCCTCTGCTGTAAGCCTTTGTTGGGTTGGGTCTGTAGATCTTGTACCCTGCTGTAACAAAGTAAGATTTTCGACCCCTCCTGCAAAATCTTTAAGAGGTTCTGCTGTAAGTTTTGCTACTTGCGTTAGTATTAAAGTTATAAATTCAGCTAAACTATTACCTAAAGTAGTGAACGCTTCTCCTACTTCACGCAAAGACTGAACGCCATCGTCACCTACAACAACAGCTAGTTCTGCTGTAGCTGCCTCTAGTGCCGCTTTCTTACCTATTAAATTTTCGAGTTCGGTAATATACAGTCCTGTAACAGTATTAGCCGCTCCAATACTTTCTACAATTTTGCCGATATCGGCGGTTAGCGGGCTAAGGGCTTTACCTAGATCTATACCTTTTTTGGCTAGCACGTCAAGCTGTTGACCCAAAGCCCCAAAGAAGATTTGGGCACCGAAGCCGCCTTTCCCGCCACCAAGAACAGCTCCAAGAACCCCGCCACCAACAGCACCTACGCCTCCGCCCATAAGAAGAGGGAAGCCTGCTCCCAACATCAAGTCCTCTTGGAAGCGTGAAGCTCTTTTGTTACGGTCCAGTCTTCGTTTAGCGGCAGGACCGCCTGGAATGTTTGTCGCGCCGCCGATTGGGCTGGTTTGACCTGTAAGTCGTCTTGCTTGGCTGGCAGCTTTATCAGCCGCCTCTGTTGCTTGCACGCGGCGTCGTAGTTCTGCATCAAAAGCAGAACCTTCTTTTTTATCTAAATCAAGCGCGTTTCTAAAAGCTCTATCCTGTAAATTTTCTTCTAGTTCAAACGTCTTAAGTAGTGTGTCTATTTCATAGTCTCTAATTTGCTTATTAAAGCCTTGTTCAATGTTAAATATAGACCTGTTGTAGTTTTCAATCTCTTTAAATTCACGCTGGCGTCTTGCGCTTTCTTTTGCTGCGCGTTGAGCGGACTTTTCGGCACCTATGGTTCTACCTGGTCCGGCAAGAAATTCGTCCCGTTTGCGCCGGGTTTCTATTGACTTTTTCGCTTTATTTCTAAGTGTTACTTCCGCTTCAATTAACCTGTTTTGCCTAGCAGCAGCTTCGTTTGATTGGCCTAAAGCTGTTACATACTCTTGTATAGCTTTTGTTTCACCCTCAGTTTCAAAAACTACATTTTTAAGGGTTCTTGATGTAGTCTGAAGAATATTTGAATAGGACTGCAGTGTCTGGTTTAACCCACCAGATTTTGCCAAGCTGTCTCTAAGACTATCAGCAGCTCTGGCGCTTAAATTAGTCGTAGAACGTAACTGTTCAAGCTGGCGCTGGCCTTTTACACTTATCTCAATTTCAGCTCTGTATGCCACGATCCACAGCTGGTACGTCGCTTTCTATTCTA